GATTCTCATTCATCGCTGTAGTTTTCTTTAAGTCAACTAAAGCAGTATCAAGTTCTGTAATAGTGGAAACGGCTTTTTTAACTCCGTTAACCATTCCATAGAATCCAACATACATACTCAAATAGCTTTGCATCTGACCAATGAAACCGTATGTAGACTTTGTTTTAAAAATATCCCAAAGAGATTTTCCAGCACGACCAGCAGCAATTTCAGCATTTTCAATTTTAATAATTTCTTCTGTGATTTTTCTTAAATTGATACTTGGATCACCAGATTTTAATTGTTCTAACAATGCGTTAAGACCGGCTTTGGCTTCCGCAGAATATTTTGTATTCTCTGCTAAATCTTTATTGATTCTCTGAATAGCTTTCTCAACACCGACTTTAATTGTACCTTTTTCAGCAGCAGAAAGATTCTTGAATTCTGTAGCAGCTTTTTCGCAATTCTGTGTTAATCTGTTAATCTGATTTTGTTGTTCTTTTGTAAGTTCAGTAACACCTTGCAATGAGGCTTTATAATTTTTAAGTACTTCATTTGCACTTTCTAATTTTGCAAGTTTTGTATTGTATTCTGTACTTGGATGAAAATCAGACGGATATGTTTGTGCTTGAGTAATGATTTTTTGATATTTATCAATAGAATTTTGCAAAGAATTCAACTCTGAATTTAGAACATTTTTTAAAGAGTCTTTTAATCTATTAACTGATTCAGCAGATCCATTTGATGCCTGATCGAGCCGATTTATCACGTCAACATATCTTTTCCATGTATCTGTATCTACATTCTGAGGATTTATCATAGAAGATAAAACTTGTCTTGCATCATAAGCTTCTTTTTTTAACTTCTCAATTTCCTCAATTTGTCCTGCAATTTCATACGACTTCTTACCAGTACTTTTATCAGAGGCTCTAAGATTATTTAACTTTGTAACAGCATTCATGTAATTCTGAATTGCTTTTTCGGCTTGCTCCCATTTTGACTGGATTGCCCTTGCTTCTTGCTGTACTTTTTGTTCAGATTGTGCAACCTGTTCTAAGTTTTCAGAAGTCTTAGGAAATGTGTCTTTCATTCCAGATGAAATATTCGTTTTCTGTCCAAGTTTACTTTGTGCGTCAGCCAATTTCTCAGCTTCTTTTGCAGCATTTTGATATGCATTACCAATATTCTCCACCTGTTTGACAGCACCGCTCGTATTGCCACCCATATTGTTCATGTTTTTATTAACATTGAGAATATTCTGACTCAGTTCAGAAAGTGACTTATCAATGTTCTGGATAGAAGAGAGTAGTGTTTTAGCACCAGAATCATCTACTTTGCCAAAAGCTTTACTTAAATTTTGTACTTCTGATACAATACTTGATAACTCTTTTGATAAATTCTCAAACTGTTTAAAATCACCTGTTCCTTTGCTAAGAGAGTCAAGCATTTTATTAAGTTTCTGAATAGCACTTTCTAATGTTTTTGTGTCTATATCTAATTTTACTTTTCGATCTTCATTAGCAAACTTGTCAATCTTTTCATCTGCGTCAATGAGCTGTTTTTGTAAATCCTTTATATCTAATTCAATTTTGGCTTTCCATGTTGCCATTCCTGACATATTTATCTACCTCCTTTATCTAAGTATTTTTCTTAATTTGTCATTTATAATTTTTTGCACCATTCCGTTAAAACCGTTATTAATAGATTGTTCAACATTAAAAAATGGTGGCACACTTTGTTTCATCATCCATCGACCGTAACCATGCATTCCGCTTATAAACATAAAATCAAAAGCTGTTTTTGGTGACAAAGCGTGTCTTTCATATGTTGGATATGGAGGTATTTCAAATCCTGGATAATAATTCATCATAGAAGAATCAACTTGCATCATTAAAATATTTCCGTTACTTGTAGTTTTAGCGGTTTCATATATGCATAAAAAATTATTTGTTCGTTCATACATACTCGGATTATAATCTCTATACCATTCAACTAACGAATCATACAGGGAAAACTTAAATTGTTTGTTTATTTCTGGAACAATTTCTTTTGCCAACTGGCTTTCTTTTTTCTTAATATCTGCCATAATCATTGATGCTAAATCACCTTTTGCCAATTTTATCACCTCCAAAAATTTCACTATAATTTCACTATTTTTACACTAAAATAGGAGAGCGGTATAACCACTCTCCATAAGAAAAGCTATATGACATTTGACCGCCATAGAGCCTAAACATAACTAACCATGTATTATTCCATATATTAATCCGCATATTCCAAACACAAAATAATAATGGTCGGTTGTTAATTCAATACTGAACAAAGGTTGTAACACTTTTATACAAATATCATCTATATCAAACACAGAAAGAATCCATCCGCATAAAAGTCCATATAATATTCCATATATCATATCGTTTATCACCTCTTGAAATTTGAATTTCCTATTATAAACATGGTTTTAAGATATAAATCCAATGTTTATCATCACACTCAAAAGAACCTTGTACAGATACAAATTTATACTTTTTATATGTTTGCAAAAATGGAAACATCTTTGAAACATCCTTAATATTTACAAGTATACCTTTTACTTCTAATATCATAATTTTATCTTTATTTTTATATGAGTTAAATAATTTATTATCATAAAGGCAACATTCGATTCTAATTGTTCCATCCGCTTGTAATTTAACAATACATTCATGAACATCTATCGAATACTTTTTAAAATTAAAAGTTAATTCGTTGATTCTATCAAAAATCAAATTATCAGTCGAACCTTTGTAATTCATAAGATTGCCTTCATTAGCAATTTTTAATTCGCCAATATGTCTATTCTTCATATCTTACACCTCTTTAAATCCACCATTCTTTGCAAACTCAACGACCTTATCTAAATCTTCTTTTGGGATCTCATTAAGTTTCTTACTTACAACGTCCATAAATGGTGTGAGAGTAGCATTTGCCAAATATGAGATTCTTCCAATCTGTTTGCTAATAAACGCCTGAGTAGTTGTCTCATTAAACTGAGTGTCTGACTGCTTCATTGTTAAAATAGTTTTAAATTCACTTAATTCACTCATAGGAATAAGTGGATCATCCTTGTCAGAGCCAACCATTAAAATATCAAGCAAACCAGAAGATTTAAGTGCATCATATCCATTAATAAAGCCTTTATCATCCTCGTCAATCTCAAGGTCGGTATATAATTCAATCACAGCACGACAAAACTGTACATACTGAGCAACAGAATTTACTCTAATCTTATCTGTTTTACGATATTTTGTTACTCCGTTATCATCATAAGATTCCTGCTCAAATGTTGTCTTATCTACAATCAACTGTGCGTAAACTTCTTTCTTAATGAATGATACATAAGGGGTGATTTTGATTTTACTTAATAACTGTTCCCTTAATGTGTTATTTGCTGTGTTATTGTATCTCTCTACAAATTCTAAAAGTCTCATATTCCTTTTATCTCCTTTTAATCTAAAATATTTACTGTTATTTCAGTACGTGGATTATCTTTATCCACATGACAACGAATAGTCAGACTATGTAAATGTTCCCTATCATCATCAACCAAAAAACCAGATTCTACAAATCCATCATGGATAAATTTAGGACTATAGTTATCGGTATCCGTTCGTCTCTTTGTTGGATGATAAATGTCATATTCAATATTTACATTGTCTAATTTCTTATTCTCTAATCCTATATCCTTAATCCACCATATAATGAAAGCTTTCCATGATTGTTTTAATGCGTTCATTTGTATTCGTGGTTTTATAGCCCAAACATTTATAGAGGGGTGGTAAGGATGTTCAATTTGTTTCTTTTTCGCTTTCGGATGTTGTGAAAAATAAAATTGATTATATTTATCTACAACATTCATATCTAAAATAAGTTTTATAAAATTCATTCCTTTCTGTTTAAGAGCAGGAGAGGTCTAGTCATCCTCTCCAAATATAAAAATGCCCTTACCACATGACTAGCGAGTGGTAAAGACATTTTACATAACAAAAGAGCAGCTTCCGAAGAAACCGCTCTTTTATAATTCTTATATTCAATTGTCATATGTATTTGGTTAGTTATTAATAATCATAGGATAAAGTTCCCATTTGGCGTTAGGGTACTTATCTATGTTTTCTGTTACAATTTTATGTACGTCATTCATATTTCCTACATTTTTATCAATATGAATGACCTTGCCTCCTGTAATTTCATGTTCCTCACAAATTAAATTGAAATACGTCATAAACCTTGCCTCCTCATTTCCTTATACAGAATAGTTCATACAAATCTACATGCAATACTCTTGATAATGTAATGGCATGACTAAGCAATATATCCGTTGTCAATCCATTTTCTAAATTAGAAAGAGCTGTAGTAGACATTCCACTTCGTAAGGACAGCTCTTTAAGTGTTAAGTTATTTTTATACCTATATTCTCCAATTTTATTATTCATACGATAAGTATGTGTAAGAACTATTCTTTTATAACTGTATAATACTGGAAAAATATATAAGCAGGGTTTGTTAAATATTTGGTATAATAGAAAAATATGGTCATTCATCTTCTTTAAGTGGTAATCTCATTACTTCTGGTTTTAGTTTATCATGATACACATCGTTTCCACCTGCGTCTTCATAAATATTTCCTAATTCAAGAAATGTTTTTAAACCAGACTTATCAACGTATCCTCTATCTACAAAAGTTCCATGAAGTTCATACAATTGATTTCGTAATGTGGCAACAGTCTTTGCTTTATCTGTGATGTCTTTTTGAATCAAAGTCTGTTTTATATCATCTATACCTTGTGATATTTTAGAGATTTCTTTATATTGCCAATTGTCATGTTTTTCAAGGATAGCAATTCTATCTTCAACAGTTTCTTTATCTTGTTCATAACCAAATTTTATCCTAAAGGCTTTTTTGATTTTACCAAGCAAAAATACTATTTTATCTACTCCAAGAATGATAATAAAAATGCCCATAATAATCATGGGATAATTAAGATTAAATAACTCTTCAATTTCATTCATTATCCTTCACACTTACCCTTTTAATAAGTAGTAAGTTGTATCAAGACCAACTGCGCCATCCTGAGTAAGTCCACGATTTTTCTGGAATACTTTTACGCATGTTGTAAGATAAGAATCCCATTTTCCTGTTGTTGGCAGTTTTGAAAAACTATATACATCATGAAGTGTCTTTCTTAAGAAATTAATCGCAGTAATGCAATTATATTTCTGATTTGCTGACAAAACATGTTTTGACGCAAATGCTTGGGACGCTGATCCAAATTTACCGTCTACTACAAGCTCATTGGTATCAAAACCTTTATTCATAGCTTTCTGCCATGCTCTAACTCTTGAATTGGCAAGATAATATTTATTTGTATTACTAGAACTTGAAGTACTAGGCTTTGATGGAGCAGGATTTGAATTTGAAACAGCCTTCGAACCATTTGTAATATTGGTTGTTACATGACTTCCATCTTTAAGAATTAAATCACCACGAAGTAAGTAAGAATCACTTGTAAGATATTTAGAATCTGTAAGAATAGTAGCACCTACTGCCTTACATGCATTTCTAAGTGTGCTTGTTGTGTTTGATTTATTAAAATTCTTGAGTTTATCTATCCCAAGTTTATATCCTGCCGCAATAATATTTGCCGAAACGCCTGCTGAACAGTCTGCTTCACAAGCTATAGTAATTTTACTTGCATCCCAGTTACTTGCCTTGAGATGATTGTAATATGTAAGTCTCTGCGACTGGTCATAGCCAATAAGATTATTCTTTGCAGCTTTCTCTGCGTTGAGAGCTAACTGTTCTCTAATATTTTCTGGAAAGCGTATTACACATTTCCATTTATGATTGTACCATGAACGAATATACCACTCTGTACCAGTCTGGTCACCAGCCTTTCCACTAGAGTATCGACCACGTTCATCATGTCCACAATTCGAGATCATAAATTCTCCTTTCTACCAATAAAAAGAGACTTATAAAAGTCTCAATTGGTTGCATTATTTCTTCTTAATTAACTGCGTAAATAATTCATATAAACCTGTACTTGCAAGACCACTAAACATTCCACCAAGTAGAATCTCGGGCGTAAATGCAGTATTCATCCATACATTTAATACTACACCAAGAATTGCCATAATTAACGGAATATATTTATTAACAGTATCAGTAGTGACAATATTCTTGAGAACATATCCTACGCAAAGACAAATACCTACAATAATTGGTACAGCGTAATTTGTTAAAAATGTTAAATCCATAACTTTCCTCCTTATTAAAATTCTAATAGGAAATAGTAGCGACCTGACTATTGATTCCGTAATCGTTCACTCACAGGTATGACATCTACTTTTATGTTCATTGTCTTGAACAACCTATTTATTCATAATTTTTCCATTTCATGTATACTTCTTTAGTGTCATTTCTAAGAAAAATCATTACAATAATTTTTCTATCATTTTTAGGACTATAACTTGGATATAAATCAATAGGATATATACCAGAATCAATATAGAATGTTTGCTGATCTCTGTTATATATACGGATAATTTCTTTTTCGTTATAACTCCTTGGTTTTAAATTGCTTTCTATAGTCATTCCTTCTATTCCTCATATAACGTAAAAAATAGGGAACATAAAACCGTTGAATAGTAATTATGTTCCCTATTTATATTTTTCAAAATCACTATTCAACATTACCATCAGTCTTTTCCTCGACTTCCGCAACAATATCATTTTTAACAGATTCATTATCTGTTTTCTTTTCTTTCTTATTTATAGTTTTCTTTACCTGCGCCTTCATAATTGAAGCAATAGATTTCTGATAGCTCTCTCCAAAATTATCCTTTTTTGATAAATCAAGTTTGGACAGTTTCTCTTTTGCTTCAATATCAGTTATTCGTCCATCTTCATACGCAGAAGCAATTCTATCAATTTCGTGACAATTATCACTACACCAACAAAAGTACCATGTTGGTTTACTTTTGTCTTCTGGATTACATACTGGGCAAAAACTGTATTTTTTTCGGCATAACATACAGGTTCTCAAATCTTTATTAGTCATTAATCCTCCTTATAAGAAGGGCAGTGATTAAACTGCCCAAGCAATCTTATTTAGATATCTTCCTCTTCTTCATCAATGTAGTAAATAGAGAAAAGTTCAGAATCTGTAGAACATGCGTTAAGCATCATAGCTCCTTTGTAATCCATTGTCTGAGAATCACCGCCCTGAAGTGCAAGAGTAAACTCTGGACTTGGCATAAATGATGGAATGTGAATGATTGCAGCTCTAAGAGTTTCTGTATCACATTTATCAACAACTAATGCCTTGAAAAATAACTCATGCGCTTTCGGGAATTTCTTACCAGAGTTGGTAATCTTAGCACCGCTATGAATTGTCTTCTTGTATTTAACGATGTACTGTGTCTCTCCATCTGCTGTTGGTGGAGTTAATACATCGCTCGCAGGTGTATTGTCAGGTTCACCAGTTGCATCTGTATGTACAATAGCAAATTCTGTTGCAGTAGCAGAAGTACCTTTTGTATATAATTCTTTACCCATAGAACCTTTTGGGGATAGAGAGTTTACAACAACAGAACCATCTACATAACCAGTAATATCAAGTGTTTCACCTGCCTTTACAAGCTGAATCATCGGCATAACAATACCTTTGTCTTCTGTTGCAATCTCTGCATCTGTGGCTGAGATAGCTTCGACAACTGCAAGATTAAGAAATGCATTAGTTGCAGTTACCTCGCCTTTTTTACCCGTATATTTTCTATATACAAGGTTTCCATCCTTATCATTGATATCAGTAGAATCTGCTGTAATATCAATATTGGCTTCTGTAAGCTGAGTTAAAGCATACAGAGGTGTACCGTTTGCTTTTGCACCGTAACCAAACTGAAGTCTATCAACGATTACGTCACCTAATTTAAATGCCATAATTATTTTCCTCCTTTAAAAATTGTTTTTATGCAATAAAAATGAGCGATTATAAATCGCCCATAAAATTGATTAAGTCGTTTGGTATGTCTTTTGCTGAAACCATACCACCATAAATTCCATGTAAAGCAGCTACGCCTTGTTCATATTTTTGTATTCTTTGCACAGAATCCATAAATTGACATATATTCACTTGTTTTAAGTCTTCCAATTTGTATTTAAAACCAGGATGATTTATACAAGCAGACACAAGTGGCAAAAGAGTGGAAGAATCTTTTTTGTCATTGTTTTGTTGTGCTTTCATCCTATCTTCTTGAAGCATCCAATGTTTTGTTGTTTTACCTTTGGCTTTTTCTGTCTTTGGATGTACATTCATCATCGCTCGAATAAACTCGGCAATCTCAAGATAATCATCATCGTAAATGATTACGTTTTTCTCTCCATTAAATAATGCCAAATGATTAAATTCAGAATCATTAATGTTTTTCTTTGCTGGAGTTAATTCGAATCCATCAAAAGAAAAGTCTTTAAAAATCAATCTTAATGGTTCTTTGTCTTGTAAAATTTGATACAAAATATAAAATACTTCTATATCTTTTGTCTTATTCCAATCCTTTTTAAATGCATCATAAAGCATGACTCTTACAGATGTTGGATTATTTAAGAATGGAGACAGTGATTGATAAAATCTCTGTTCTCCAATATCCAAAATTTCTCCGATGGTTGGAATAGAAATAGTGATACCATTTATTTCATAATCCTCGCCAAAATACATTTTGAGTTTGTCAAAGTGATATTCTGGTTTTTTATTATTCTGAAATTGTTTTTTTTCTGAGTCTTTTTCAGCAGCATTTTGCAGATTATCCAGTGTTTCTAATACATCCACGCAATCACCGCCTAACTCCATAATTTGTGATTGAAGTTTTTCCATCAGTTGTTTTATGAATACCGTTAGTATCAACAACTTGGAACACAAGAGTACGAACAAGATAGTTATTATCTGTTGTGGATTCTTTAGAAGATATGAGATGAGTCTGCATACCAAATATATTAGACCAATTGAATCGTTCTCTTATAATAGAAGCAATCAAGTCATGGCGAGGAATACCTGTAAGTTTATCATCTCTATCATTACCATGAACAAATATTGTGAATGTAATATTTGTGTATTTTAATGTATCCTGATAGCGAGGCATTTCATCAAAAGATACTTGGTAACAGATATAATGTTTTACTTCAGTCTGAGTATCAGGAATAAATAAATAAGGACGAATATTAGATGTTCCACCAAAATATCTATCCCATTCCCCAAGAGGTTCGTATTCCTTTGTTTCTTCATTCCATTCCCAGTTGATTTTTCCATCATCGTCAAAAAGTTCAGATTCTAATGATTTTTCATTAAGTGCATATAAAAGACATGGATTAAGCATAAGTGCTTTTTCAATCTTTTTCTTATACTGAATATTTTCATCATCAGGGGTAGCTCTATATGCACGAAGCTTATTTAACAAATCATTCTTTGTAACTAATTTTTCTGCCATAAAACACCTCCTATTCAGTTAATTCTAACGGCAAAATTTCAGATTCAATCGGCAAGTTATTCTTAATAATTTCACACTTAACAGACAATATTTTGCCGATGGTAGAAGTGTCATTAGGAAACTTTACTTTCTTTTGGTTGTACTCTGTACCAGCTCGCCATGTTACTTTATCAGTCCAATCTTCATCATCAATAGAGCAAGTCCATGTAAAGGTTGCATCAGCATATTCAGTTGTAATGTATTCGTTGGAATCATTGAATAGATTTACCGTAAGATTTTTATAAGAGCCACCTACTTTGATTGTTGAGGTGGATGCTGAAATTCTTGCGGTAATGGAAGATGGGGGAGCGGTTGGAGTAGATGGATCTGTTGGGGCGATTTCTGAATCGAAATAGTTCGCATACATTTCGCCTGTTTCAAGATTAACATAATCAGTATGCTCATTCCAAAATGCCGTATATATAGTAAGCTTTTGAATACCAAATGGCATTGAATTCTCAACCTTGGTCACTGTCCATACAGTAGGATGTTCTGTTAAAGCACTTACTACAACTCGCATGTTTTTAGAATCTTCAGAAGTGTACCAAAACTTCTCTGTAATAGAGTTCATTGGCAACCATATTTTATCCTGATTATCTGTGTGCGTAAAATATCGGTCTGTGTAAGTTCCGATCGTGTAAGAACTTTGCTGTCTTAAACAACACCACATACGTCTCTTGATACGTTTATCATTATTCTTTTCAATCCATGTAAGTTCGTAATTTACTGGTAAAATCAGATACTTTGGAAACTGATTCGCAGGTTCATCACGACAGACAATCCACTTATGATAAATTCCTCTATCATCTGGAACGTCCACGAAAAGTCCTATCGGAAATGTCGCTCCATAGCGTTTCCTAAAATCAGTCTCATAATAATAAAGGTCATCACCTTCATTGAATCTTACAGGCTGACTTGGACGAAACATAAGATAGTATTCTACTTGATCTTTGTCCATTGACTGATAGGATTTGACAATAAACTTTGCGTCAATCTTTGTCTTATTGGTATTTTCATAAGTCATACCTTCAGCAAGAGAACGTGTAATTCCATGTTCGTCTGTGAAGAAGTCATCATGAAAATGGTCATAGATGTAGCAAGTCTTGGAAGTAATACTGTTATCCCAAGTTTCTTCCATCAAAAAATCAGATTCTTCTTTATAAATCTGACCTAAAGTTTTCGCATTATTTGTTTTGGCGTTAGCGATTCGCCGTGCTGTCTGTAAGCTTGGCATCACCAACACCTCCTTCAAACATCTGCTTAATGTAATTGTGACTATCTAAAATAGCCCTACGAAATGTCATGTAATCAAACTCATCGGATGTAACTTCGTTATAAGCGGCTTGCAAAGTAGCCATTAATGTGACCATAATTCCATTATTATTAAATAGAGTCTTTGTTCCACTAAATTTAAACATGACATTCTGGAAAAATATAAGGAAAGCTTCATCATTCTCAAATATTTTTTCTTCTATTCGATTATCCTTATAAAGTAATAACTTATGGACATCGTTGTGCATTGCATGTGCAGCTTCTTTAATTTGTCTTTTAGTGAACGAACCATATATATATTCCATAGTTATTCACCTCGCACATATGAATTATTAATATATCCATGACTTGCAAGTTTTCTACTAAATTCATGCTGTAATGTATCCAATCTGCTTTGCATATCTTTATATGGATTCTGCATGTTTTTTTCTTCTTTTGTTCCTAAAGCTCTAGCAGTAAATTTTGCAGAGTCAACCTGTGGTTTTAACCATTCAATTGTCATTCCAAGAGTGAACAATCCTATGACATATTCCTTGTCTGCAAAATTGCTAACAGGATATTGCATCTTAAATTCAATCTGTTTCATTTCGTCATCCATATTAAATGAAGCGAATTTTCTAATAACTCGTTCATCACCTGCAACCATGTGTAAGTGTTCAGTCCATGTTTCATTAAGATCATTTTCGTCAAGAGAAAGTTCTTTCATATCTGAAATTCGTCCTCTTGTTCGTGAAAAAATTATTTCGTATGGAAGCGTCATTGTGAGCCTCCTTTACTATTCCTGAACCAATGTAAGTAACATTTTTGTGCCAAAAATTTCATCAAGAGCCTTAATTCTGTGAACTGAATCAAGAGCGTGAGATTCAATCATTGTAGAAGCAATACCTTTAAGGGCTTCCTTTGCTCCCTTTGGAAGTTTCTTAATTGTTTCTGACATCTGTGGAACAGGAAGATTTAAAATCTCATTTAAGTCACTTGTTTCATACATAGACTCATATAAGTCTTTTACAGATTTATTCTGTTCAACAAAATCTTCATCTTCAATAATAATTCTTGGTGAATAAATGTTTACATCTTCACGAGTTCTAACGAGATAAATTAAATCTCTATATTCAACATCAACTACATCTCCACAATCAGCCCAACTATAAAGGATATGTGAACGTGCTCCCTCGATATAAAGTCCACCACTTACTAATGAACGACATGGAATGGTATCTTCGGGTGAAAATGTTTTTACATCTTCTTTAACTTCTGTAGTTTTTGTTACCTTTTCTGTACTACCAGTAGTAGCAGTAGTTTTCTTTGTATATGCCATTTCCTTTCAATTCCTTTCAAAAATAGGAGAGTGGATTGCCACTCTCCGTATAATCAATCTATAAGTAAATCTTACAGATCCCACTCACCATGATAACGAGTCATAAGAGTTGCAACACCCATACGTCTCTGTACCTCATAAGACTGCATATCATCCTTAGTAGCACCCTTTTCGTTTACTTCAAGTTCAGTCTCTCCATAGTCAACAAACTTGATAAATCTATCATCAACTGCTGGCATGATATAAAGCTTCTTGTTATCAACGATAGGAGTAGCAAGAGACTTATCAGTAAACTTCTGTGGAATCTCCATAAGAGGTGTTCCCTCATAGCCACCGATGATACCTGTGTTTGCTACAGACTCCTTGATTGAATTAGCAGGATCAGCCCAATCAACCTTTGTGAGTGCGTTAAGAGCCTTTAATGCTGTCTTTGTACCCATGATAACAACACCGCTTTCGTTAGCAGCACCAACCTTTTCGATAATTGCATCAAACTGAGCCTTTGTAGAAGCAGCTAAAGCACCAGTACCCTTGAGAGTAGCAGGAACAGGAATAAGATTTACACCATTTGCAAACTGAGAAGAAATGAGTGTCTGAACCTTCTGAATATAAGCCTTAACAACCGCATCTACGAAAGCACCCCAATCCTTACGACCTGTTAAGAAGAGACGAATATCTCCACCAACCTTGATACCATATACTGCTGTATCAACATGATAAGACTGACCAGAACCTAAACGCTGAATGGATAAGTCATGTGCGTCACCGCTGACCTTGCTTACAGTAAGTAATACTTCATCATCAGCCCAGAATTCATTTACGTCTCCATCTTTCATATTCTTTGACTCAACATAATTGTTGAAAAACTCATTCTCAGAAAGACCATGAGCAATCTGAGTATCAATAATTTCCTCAATTACCTCAAAGAACTGTGTTCCTTTCTCAGAATTTAATGCTCTCTTAATCTGCTTATTAGAAGAATCCTTAGTAAGTCCAAGGTATTCAAAACAAGCCTTTCTAATTGTGTCACTAGCTTCTGCCTTAGAAATTACACGATTAGAATCGGCATCATAAATTTCACGACCTGCACCGAGGTCAAACATAAGATTTTTTACACTTGTATCTAACATTTATTTATTTCTCCTTTCTCAAAAATTAGGCTTTCTTTGTAAGCTGCATAGCTGCAGTTACACCAGAAATGGCTTTGAGTTCAACACCGTCTTTAACAGCGATATCACCAGAAAATCCATCTGCTGAAATTTCAACTACATCACCAACTGCGAGTTCATAAGCTCTAACTACCTGAGTAGGAGCATTTGTATAGTTACTTTCTTTCTTAAATGTATTGCTATATGTCTCCTCGATCATTGGTACATGGTATACAAACAGGGCATCTCCAGGAGTTACTACCTCTACATAAAAGTTTCCATTGTTCGCTTTACCAACAACCTTTCCCTCAAATGAAGTAGGTGCTGTTGCTTTATAAAGATCTAACTCTACGAATTCACCTTTACCAACGAACCAACCGTTGTCCACATAAGCACTTGCTGCTTCTGCTAACTGAATGTTATAAATATGCTTTCCACCATCTCTTGCGAGAACTTTAGAAGGGAAAGCTACTGCATGTTTCGCAA